GCGCGCCGAGCGTCCTGCTGCACCTCCGCCACGTTGATCTCAGTGGTCATTTGGATTTGATCAGTGGGGTCAGTCCGCTCGGCGGTCTGTGCTGTCAGGCTATGGAGGGCCTTGCTAACGGCAGACTCGACCAACTCGGGGTCAATCGTGACGGTCGGCTCGGCTGGCGCAGGGGGCTCAGGGGTGGGCTCAGCGGCAGGCTCAGGCTCTACCCAAGGGTCATCCATGGCGCGGCCCAGGCCTACGGTCTGATCGGCGGGGACGCTGACGCTGGAGACCTCCAGCACTGGCCAGCTAGTGACATAGAAAGCGCCGTCGCGCTCGTCTAAGTCCTCAATCTCGTAAGCAAACGAGACGTTCCTTGTGATGCCGGCCTGAATGTCCTGTCGGCGCTTGTACTCCTCGCTGCCCTTCTCCAGGGTGTTGGGGCTCCATCTCACCGTGGAGTAGAGCCGGCGATCGTCGCCCAGCCAAGTCTTTTCGGTTACGCCCAAAACCACGTTCGGGTTATGGTTCCAAAGCCACGGGGCGCCGTCATTCATTCGGCTCAGATCCATCGCGCCTGGCTCGTGCACCAGGATCTCGCGGCCGAACCAGCGCTTCACAGGAGCCTCAGAACTGAAGCTGAAGGTCAGGGTTTCGTCGGTGCTTTCCTCAACGCGGAGGCCGCCTGGCAGCTCTCGCCGTTGGGGGCCTTTGAGTTTCGTGAGATCCAAAGCCGGATAGTCGCTGGCCTCAGGCTACGGATGGCCGGGGCTGAGCTTCCTCATCCTCGGCGTCCTCTTCGTCGTCGTCGGGGTCTTTCGCCTCAGGCTCAGGGATGGGTGGTTCCGACGCTGGCTCAGGCGGCTGCTCCACGGTGGGCATCAGGCCCAGGGATTCTTTCAGCTCGTTTTCGCGGGCGATTTGTGCCATCACTTGCCCGAACTCGGACCCTGTGTAGCTGGCTATCTGCTGCGAATGGGACTCGAGTAACAGCGCCCTGGCTTTTTCCATGGCAACCATGTCTTTTAATGGATCTATGCCGTCCCAGCTCCTGGCCTGCCACATGGGGGCATTATATCTTTCTGGCTTAGTCCAGTAATCGTTAAAAGCTGGCGAAGGTAATTCGCCAGCCAACATTGCAGCGCGGAGCCATTCTTCAAAGACTCGTTGATGCAGCTGCTGTATCAGCATGCTCTGCAGCACGCGCCAATGATCGCGATCCTCTTGGACGCTTGTGCGCATGCTGCTGTAATTCGCGTCCGAAAAGTCCCTGCTGATCGTGGCGTAGCTGCATCCATACCCAGCCGCAAACCGCCTGGTGAGGTTTTTTACGACTGCATCGTATTGGCCATCATCCGGCCCGAAGTTTGGCGGCACCGGAACCTCGCCGGGCTCAAGGATGTTGTAGGCGCCCGGCTCAGTGTTGAATAGCCGCTGACCGTTCTCCACCGCATCACCGGTCAGCCCGGCATCGGGCGTCTGAATCCACCCCAGCGATGCCGCCTGGACGCGCTTCCGTACCAGGTGAGCCTTTTCGTATTCAGAAAGCCCGTGGACAGTTGTGATCACCGACGCCAACCACGGCACGCCCCGGCTCTGCCCGATCCGCTCCGGCATGAACACATGGATCATGTCCGCCGCCGGAACCAGGAGGTGCTTCCGCTCCACGCCACGGCGGTTCAGGCCCAGCTCCACGTCACCAGGGTGGCGGGTCAGGATGGCGTACCGGGTGGGGCGGCCCCATTGGTTGATCTCGACGCCTAGCCGCCATTCGTGGCCAGCGCGATCTGATACCCCGCTCTTGTCCTCATCGAGCTGGTGCGCCTCAATCAGCTCCAGCGCCAGCGGTGTGCGGCCCTGTCCCATCGGCTGCCGCACGATCCTGATCAGGCATTCGCCCGACTCCGGCAGGCTGCCGGCGGCCATCATCTCGAAGCCGTGGAAACTCAGCCGCCCCGCCACGTCGCAAGTATCTGGCCGGCACCAGCGGCGCCATGCTTCCTCCTGCAGCTGGTTGCGGCGCACGTCCTTCTCGGTGCCGTTGGGGCGCATCACCTGCCCCTGCATCTGGATTCCACGCGGCCCCACCACGTTGATCTGCGTAGTCCGCTTGGCCTGGCGGGCGTAGGGGTTGTCCCTGACCAGCTGGTGGCAGCGGTCGCGCAGTACGGCCAGGCTGACGCGCAGCTCGGCGTCTGCGGAGGTGGTCGGCGCCACCAGGTCATGGAGCAGCCGGTTACGCCGGGCGCCCTCAAACATCCGCTGGCCCTGCTGCCGGCCGTGCCGGGTGGTCAGGATCTGCCGCTGCAGCCAGGAACGGACACCCATCAGCTCACCCCCGTGAAGCGCACATAGAGCCGGCGCGGATCGCCGAGGCCTTGCGCGATCATCTCGGCGCGTTTCTCGCGGGCGACTTCAGCCTTGAGTCGGTCGCGCCACTTGATCAGCTCCGCCAGGTCGGCGCGGACCACCTTCCGGCCACCGTTGCCCAGGCTGCCGATCTGGTACTCCTGCGCACCCGTGGTCAGGGCGCGGATGGCCTCTTCAACCGCCTCCAAATCTTTCTGCGCCTGGCTGCGATCATCGAAGGCGCCGGGGGTGCCGCTGAATGCCAGGCTCTTGCGGACGGTCAAGCTGCCACGGCCGGTGGTGAGCGGGGCGCCGCTGACCGTGGAGACGATCTGCAGCTCCCAGGCGCCAAAGGCCATGGTGGCGGTGGTCTGCGCGGGGAGCGTCACTCGCCAGCCGTCGTCCGTGTCGCTGGCCACCGCCTCGATACCGGCGCCAGCTGCTGCAGCGCGGAACCACACGCGAACGGCCGTGGCATCAGGATGCACGCGGGATTCGATCCAGCTGGTTAGATCGCCTTGGTAGAGCTCCAGCGGTTGGGTCATTTGAGCACCGTGAAACTCCGGGCCTTTCGTGGCGCGGCCTGCTGGTTTAAGGCTACGGAGGCCGCCAGCTGTGCCGCCAGCTGGTCCCACATGGTTTGACGGTTGTAGCGGCGGCTTACTAGCTGGAGGGCGGCATAGGCCATCCGGGTGCAGTCGCCGGCCTCATCCCTGCTGCCGGTCGGCTTGTCCCATTTGTACTCCCGCTTGCCGGCGCCCTTTTTCGGCATCTTCTTCCACGGGAACAGCTCGGCCAGAAACTGATCCGTAGACGCCTCGCCAAAGTGCAGATACCCAGGGCCAGGCTTTTCCTGCCGCAACCGGCCTTGCAGGTGCTGAATACTCGTTTCATACCCCACTGGATACATCAGCACGCCTTTTTTGATCACGCTCTGATTCTTTCGGTTGATATTGACTGGCACGCCCTTGCCGATCAGCGGTTTGCCCTTGCTTTCTGATCCCTTCATCGGCACCCATCTGCCGACCCTTGTACGGCACCAGTCTCGCACCTCATGCGTGGCATAGCCACCATCATCAATGCCGCCTAGCGCAATCTGCAGCTCTGAGCCATCCTCCCGCTTCCATTTGGTTTCCAGCACTGCATCCAACTGATTCAAAGTTTCCAGCTGCTGCGGGTCGCCGTCGATTTCAAAATGCCCCACGTGCCAACCTTCCTCGCCACGGCCCCATCCCCATATCGTCACCACCAGCCGTTCCGCTATTGCACCGCCACCACCCTGTACGTCGACGCCTGCGGTCAGCACCAGCACGCCATTGGGCACCACATCTGCTGGATACCCATTTCCTGCTGTTGCATCCTGCCGTCGCTGAGATAGTCCCTCTACGTTCAGCTTTCCGGTGATCGTGTCTTCCCAGGGAATCCCTAAAACGGTGTTATGGAATGTTTGCATTAGATCACTGTCACCCCTGCGCATTGCCTCTAGTGCTTCTTGATATTCACCTATCAAATTTCCCCACTCAGCCCCAGCGTGATAGCTATACGCCGCCCAGATATGCCGACTTCTGACGCGGGGGTAACCATCCTTCAGGATCTGCTGGCTACGGTCAAGACCCAGCGGACAGGCCCAGCCGCCGCGCTCGTCCATCCATCGCAGGCTGGCGTAATTGATCAGCTCGTGGCAGTTTTCGCATTCATACTTTCCAGCATCGTCGC